TCTTTGCTCTTATCTGAAACAAACCAAACCAGTTCAGGTGGTTTCAGTTTGGCTGCGTCTGAGTCGCCTGAGTTTGGCCGTGTTCAGCCACGGTTAGAAACGCCAATTGTTGAAGGCCCTTCTTATGGTGATCTAGTTGCAGGCTGGTCTGAGCGAGTGCTCAACAAAACATTGTTCGGGTGGCAACGTCAAGCGTTGAATGGCCAGTTGACCCATGATGACAACGGTGATCTTGTGCATCGTGAATCTCTTGTTTCTACGGCTCGTCAGAACGGCAAGTCCGTTGCGTTGACGGCTCTGATTGGCTGGTGGCTTACTGACTTTGCTGCGATGCGTAGCAAACCAATGCGTGTTCTTTCTACGGCCAACAAACTAGATCGTGCTGTTGCCATCTTCAATGAACTTGCCCCGGTACTGGAGGCGCATTACGACGCCAAGGTCACTTGGTCTTATGGGCGCAACAAAGTCGAAATAGGCAATTGTGTTTGGGAGGTTCGTGCTGCGACGCCTCATTTGCATGGTGGTACTTACGACTTGATTATTGTTGACGAAGTTTGGAATGTCACTGAAGAAGTTTATTTTGACGCTTTACGGCCGTCACAAATTGCTGTGAAATCACCCTTGCTTTCTTCATGGTCAACTAGTGGCGATGAGGGGTCTAAGACTATGCAACGTCTTCGGGAGCAGGCACTGGGGGCGATTGACAAACACAAACAGACACGGCTTTATTTTGCCGAATGGTCACTGCCCGATGTTGACCCGAATGATGATTCGTATTGGCGTTGGGCAAACCCAGCGTTGGGCGAGACCATCACCCTTGACGCTCTTCATGCAGCTGCAGAATCTCCAGATCGTGCAGCCTTCCTTCGTGCCCACTTGAATTTGTGGGTCTCATCGGCTGACGCATGGCTACAACCTGGCGTCTGGGAAAAACTCAAGACCGAGCAGGAATGCCCTGCCGGGGGCGTGTTGGCTGTGGATTGTTCTGTGGATAGTTCCAAGTATGTCGGGATTCGCTGTGGACTAACTGACGAACAAACAATTGTGGCTACAGTCGAGTTTTCTACCGAGTCCATGAAGGAGATGTGGCTACAGATTGAAAAGGCGATGGAGGCAGACCCGAAACTGCGTCTGGTCATCTCGCCAACTCTTGACGTGCACACCCCCGAAAAATTAGAACGCAGGCGCACCACTTTCGGCTACGCAGAAATCCTCAAACTCACAGCCCTCACTAGATCGCTAATTTTGGAGCATCGTGTTTTGCACCGTGGCGAAGAACTACTAGCAAGCCATGTCAACAGGGCTGTCCTTGCTAGGGCTAACGGTCAAGTGGTTATCTCTTCTCAGCGTTCACCTGGGCCTATCGAAGCAGCCCGACTTTTAGTGGTTGCTGCAGCGATGGTGTCACGCCCGATAAATACTGGCAAGGCTGCAATGGCTTTTCGTAGATAGTTGCATTTGCAACAAATCTGTGTAAGACTCCGAGCGTGGGTCTTTTCTCTCGCAAAATCCGAGCCGAATACGCCAGTGCGCCAATCAAGGCTGCTGCTGGTGTCGGCTCGTCCGGAATACCTGCTTTTTATGCGTGGAACGCTGGCACAGTTGAGACACTGGCGTTGTCTTTGCCCACCGTTTCACGCTCTTATGATTTGATGGCTTCGACCATTGGAAGCCTTGAATTTAGGCAATGCACAAAGCAGTGGACAGGCGAAAAATACGAAAAGATTTATGTGCCTAACGAAACGTGGATGGAGCGCCCTGATCCAAACTTGCCACGTCAGTTCATGCTTGCAAATACATTTAAAGATTTATGGTTTTACGGTCGAGCCTTTTGGTATGTAACTAGCCGTAACGCCAGCGACGGACGACCCATGAGTTTCCGTTGGTTAGCAGCTGCAAACATTCAAACTCCCGACGAAACTGGCCCACAGTATTTTGGGATGACTGACAACATTCAGTTCAACGGTGTCAACATTGACGCTTCAAATGTGATCACTTTCTTGTCGCCGACAACTGGACTTATCTTTACAGGCCAGCGTGCTTTCAACATTGGCTATCACCTAGACCAAGCAGCCGACCGATACGCCACCATTGAAACTGTGCCTGGCTACCTTCAGCAAACCTCTGCTGGCGAAACCATGTCAGGCGAAGAACTAGGTGATCTTGCTGCATCGTGGGCATCGGCTCGCCGTGATGGAAACGTCATTGGCGCACTCAATAACTTTGTCGAGTTTGTCGAGTTTGACAAAGACCCAATGAGTGTCAACAGCGAACAACGCCAGTACCAAGCACTCGACCTCTCAAGGCTTTGCTCCGTCCCTGCCTATCTCGTTTCGGCACCCACCCCCGGTGCTTCAATGACCTACCAGAACGCACAGCAGGCAAGACAAGACCTTTGGTTATTTGGTGCACAGATGTACGCCACAGCAATTACACAGCGCCTTTCAATGGATGACGTGTTGAGCCGTGGACGCCACGTTGAGTTTGACCTTGACGATCTACTTGAGCAGAACGACATGGCCGAAATGTACAAAGAACCTGAAGTGCCTACACCATCGGAGACAGAATTATCATGATCAGACTTCAAGCCATTCCAGTGACACTGGATGCAGCTGCAGGCGAAGATTCGCCACGCACCATCACAGGCGTTGCCGTACCTTGGGATGTCACAGCAACAGTTTCAGACGGCACAAAGGTTTCTTTCCTTCGTGGCGCTTTTGACCTTGAAGCAAAGAACCCGAAACTTTTGGAAAATCACGATTCGACGCAATTGCGTGGCGTTGTGACTGAACTTGCAGATTCAGAAGAAGGACTTTTGTTTACTGCAAAGTTTGCCAAGACCAGAGCATCAGATGATGCAATTGAACTTGTGAAGGCAGGCGCTTACGACTCCGTAAGTGTTGGAGCCATTCCATTGAAGTTCACAACCACGAAAGACGGAACAATGATTGTTTCTTCAGCATCGCTTGAAGAAATCAGCCTTGTTGCATCCCCGGCATTCAAAGATGCCATCATCACAGAAATCGCTGCTTCCGAACCTGAAGAAGAAGCATCCGAAACCCCCAACAACGACACTTCCGAGGAGGAAACCATGTCACAAGAAACACCAGCAGTCGAAGCCTCCCAGCCCGACATTATTCAAACTCCACTGCTCGCAACAGCACGTCGTGAGTTCAAACTTCCATCAGCATCTGAGTACATTGCAACTTTCGTTCGTGGTGGCCATGACTGGGCACAGATGAACGCAAACATTCGTGCAGCAGCACCCGACATTGTTACCTCTGACATTCCTGGCGTGATCCCGACTCCAATCGTGGCTCCTATCTACAACAACTTTCAAGGCCGTCGCCCTCTGATTGACGCAACTGGCGTTCGTGCCATGCCTCAATCTGGCGCAGTTTTTATTCGTCCAGTAGTAAGCACCCATTCAACAATTGGAACTGCAACGCAGAACACAACCATCACAGCATCAGCATTTGAAGTTGACGATGTGCAAATCACCAAGACAATCCAAGGTGGATACGTTGAAATTAGCGAAGCCTCAATGGACTGGTCACAGCCTGAAGTGCTCGGCGCTTTGCTTGACGACATGGCTCGTGTCTATGCAGACCGTACCGACCTTCTTGCTTGCTCAGAGTTGCAGACTGGTACAACCAACAGCAACAACTTTGCGAACGCATCTATCGCAGACCCAACCTATTGGGTTGAGTGGATGTACACAGCAGCTGCAGACATCCTCACAGGCTCAAACGGCAACTTGCCTTCAATCCTTGCTGTGTCTCCAAACGTCTGGAAGTTGATGGGTTCACTCAGCGACACTGCAGACCGTCCATTGTTCCCACAGGTTGGGCCAATGAACGCATTTGGTTCACTCAGCCCCGGTGGAGACGCTGGTTTCGCTTTCGGACTTCGTGTAGTCGTTGACCGTAACTTGACCTCAGCAGGCATGACAATCCTTGACCCAACAGCAATTGAAAACTGGGAACAGCAAAAAGGCGCAATCAGCGTTGAACAGCCTTCACAGTTGTCACGTCAAATTGCTTTCCGTGGTTACTTTGCCTCGAAAGTCATTGACGCAACCAAGACCATCAAGGCTGCTTTCGTCTAAACCGACGAACTACTAGAGGAACTGAAGAACCATGGCCAGTTATGATCTAGCGTTTCACACACGCCTAGACGGTGTTGTGGTTCTTCAGACCTTCGTTGAAACTGGCATTCAAGTTGGCGATGTTGTCACCATCGCTGGCGCTGGGCATAACATCAACGGCACACACACCGTTCTATCAACGCAAGACAACGAATTCATTGGACAGTCAGACGAAGGCGACTTTGAGTTTGACAACGAAGTCATTCGACTGTTTCAGTTTCTCTTCCGAGACGCTGACGGTGACCTAGAGCGTTCTGTTGCTACAGGAACTGTGACCTTCACACCGTCTGTATCGTGGATACAGGCTTCCGATGTCACAAGTTGGTTAGGTATTGACGTGGCTACTGCTAACGACACGGCCTTCATAACGGTCTGCGTCAATGCCACCAACAACTGGTGCTTCAGAAAACGTCGTGAGGCTGGTTACACAGACTCGATGACGACAGTGCCCGGTGCCGATGTAAAACTCGGTGCGATCATGTATGCAGCAACTCTTTACCGTGAGCGTGGCTCTGCAGATTCGTTTGCCTCATTTGACGCAATGTCTTCAATACCTATCCCCTCAACCATGGGACGGATCATGTCTCTCATTGGTTGTGGCCGTCCACAGGTGGCGTAATGGCTGCATCTGGAATCCTTGTTGACGCAGTGAACGCAATCAAAACGGCGCTCACAGCGTTGGGTTTGAAACCAGTCACAGACCCACGCAACGCACGCCCCATGTCTGTCTTCATTGAATTACCAGTGATGACGTCATACACATACAACATTGGTGATTTTCGCATTCCAGTTCGCATACTTGCAGCTCCTCCTGGCAACCAAGATTCAGGTGATTACTTGATGACAACGGTTGACACAATCATGAACTCTTCCATTGCCGTAGTTGACGCCCGACCGGGCAACGCTTCTTACGGTGGGCAAGACATCCCAACATACGATTTGACTGTGGCTATCGCAGTCAAACGAAACTAGAAAGGTCAGAAATGGCAACAACAACATTCCTTAGCAATGCAACGATCAACATCACGCAGGGCGCAACTACTTACGACTTGAGTGATCAGGCAAACGCTTGCACAATCACCATTGGTCAGGACTCGCTTGAATCAACAGCATTCGGTGACACTGGTCATCGCTTTGTTGGTGGCCTTCAGAGCGTTGAAGTTTCAATTGACTTCTTCTTGTCTTACGGTGGCTCAGGCGCAACGTCAGAAGTTGAAACAGCACTTGCAGCAATGGTCGGTCAAGGCAACACCACACTTGTCATCAGCCCATCTGGAACGACCGAATCGGCGTCTAACCCTGAGTACACCATTACAAACGCAATGATGGAAAACTTCACACCAATCAACTCAACCGTTGGTGAACTCGCAACCGTCACGGCTACCTTCACTGGTGGCACATGGGCACGAGACATTACCTGATCTAAGGAACGAGGGAAACAATGAAAATCCAACTACGCATCACGCCCAACGAAGGCGAACCATACGAACTAGAAACCAATCTGTTCGTCATTGTCGCTTGGGAACGCAAGTTCAAACAAAAAGCCTCAACGCTCGCTAACGGCATCGGCATTGAAGACCTTGCGTTCATGGCCTATGAATGCTGCAAACAAAACAACATTCCAGTTCCAGTTTCATTTGACGAATACATCAAGAAAGTCAATGCCGTCGAAGTAGTTGGTCAAGAAGACCCAAAAGCCACCGAAGCAACAGTTACCGAAGAGCCTTAGCAGAGGTACTTGTTGCAACAGGGTTTTACCCCCCACAAATAGAATTCGAGATTGACGATCTAACGACAGTCATTGAGATTCTGAACAACCAGCAGAAAGCACAACGGAAATGACAGCATCAGCCTCCATAGAAATAGCAGGTCTGAAAGAAACCATCCGTTCCCTGAACAAGGTTGAGCCGGGGCTTCGTAAAGAGTTCACCAAGAACGCCAACGAAATCGCCCAACCTGCTATTCAGGAAGTGCAAAAGGGCTATGCCAAGATTCCTTTGTCGGGTATGGCCCGAAACTGGACAGACAAATCAGGACGCAAAATCTTTCCGTTCTCGGTGGCAAAAGCACAGTCTGGAGTCAAGTTGAAAGTGGACGCTGCAAGGGAAGCAGTCAGCCTGCTTTACATCACACAGACCTACGTTGGCGCTGCCGTGTTCGAGGCTGCAGGGCGTAGCAACCCCAACACACTGGGAGACTCTCTAGGGCCACTCAAACCCAACCAGACGAGAGTTCTTGGGCCTTCTGTATTTAGGAAGCGTGGCGAGATTGAAAAGGGCTTACAGCGCCTCTCAATGGATGCCATTCAACGAGTCCAAAAGGAACTGAACTAATGGCTCTTGCTATACCAATCATAAGCACCTTCGACGGAGGTGGAGTTTCCAAGGCCATTTCGGAATTCCGAAATTTGGAGGGCGCAGGAAAAAAGGCGCAGTTCGCCATCAAGAAAGCAGCCGTCCCTGCAGCTGCAGCCTTGGCTGGTTTAGCCGTCGTTTTAGGCGACGCAGTGTCAGGCGCTATTGAAGACGCTGCAGCCCAAGACTTGCTTGCTAACAGCCTAAAAAAGACCACTGGTGCAAATGACGACCAGATTGCCAGTGTTGAAGATTGGATTACTGAGCAAGGAAAGTTGCTGGGTTTTTCAGATGACAAATTGAGGCCAGCGTTTGGCAGGCTTGCAAAAGCAACTGGTTCAGTCACTGAGGCTCAGAACTTGGCTAAACAGGCTATGGACATTGCCACAGCCACCGGCAAACCATTGGAGACTGTTGTAGGGGCGTTAGAAAAAGCCTATGGAGGCAACCTCACAGCACTTCAGAAACTTGCGCCTGAATACAGGCAAATGATTGAAGATGGCGCATCCTTTGAAGACGTCATGTATGCACTTGCCCAGACCACTGGAGGCGCAGCTGCAGAAGCAGCCGAAACCACGGCAGGCAAATTTGCTCGACTGAAACTTGGTTTTGACGAAACAAAAGAATCTATTGGTGCAGCGTTATTGCCAGCCGTCGAAAAGTTGTTGCCATACCTTCAAAAGTTTGCTAGTTGGGCACAAGACAACCCACAAACATTCATGATTATTGCTGGCGCTCTAGCAGCAATTGCAGCGTCAATTGTTGCCATCAACATTGCCATGGCACTAAACCCAATTGGGCTAATCGTCATCGGCGTTGGTCTGCTAATTGCTGGTCTTGCCATTGCCTACACAAAGTTTGAAGGATTCCGAAAAATTGTCGACGGCGTATTTGGCGCTATCAAATGGTGGATTACTAACGTTGTCATTCCACAGTTCAACCTGATGCTCACAGTGTTCAAAACCATCTTCAACGGCATTGCCTCAGTCTGGAACAACACCATCGGCAAATTCTCTTTCACTGTGCCGTCGTGGGTTCCCGGTATCGGTGGCAAAGGTTTTTCTATGCCCGACATCCCGATGTTGGCTGCAGGTGGCATCGTCACTGGCCCGACGCTGGCGATGATTGGTGAAGGCCGTGGCCCAGAGGCTGTGATTCCATTAGATCGCATGGGCGAGTTTGGCATGGGTGGTGGCACAACTGTCAACATCAACGTCAACGGTGGCGACCCACAGGCTGTGGTGCAGGCACTACGCAC